TTGCGTCAAGGACACAGACAGCAGATACCGTTCTTGCGTAGGCAACGTCGGCCCGGTGTAAATGCCCTGATTGCGCTGGCCGATGAGTTGCGTGGCCTCTAGCGCGGTGCCCAGGTATGCGTTGTAGACGGGCGGGCCTGAACTGCCAATGGAGGCGTCCCCAAATATGTTGCTGGTGCCAAAAGAACCCGGCACGCCAGTGCGGAAAAAATGCTGGATATGATGCCGCCCTTGCTCGACGGCATTAGCCACCTCGGCAACCGACCTAAACGGCATCAGGGTCCTCCAGCGGTATCCACTCCACCTCGTCGGGCGACCACTCCACGCCCCCGTCGGCGTGCTCTGAGCACTGAGACAACTCGGTGTCGGTCAGCGTCAGCAACTCCCGGCAGTGAGCGCAGCGGTACACCACATCAGTCCACCGTGGCGGTCATGGCACCAGCAGCAAACTGCGGCTGGATGCCGTTGCTGATCGACAGGCTGGCGTTGAGCGCGCCCTTGAGCAGCAGGTTGCCCGCGCCTGTGGAGTCCGTGCCGATGCCGAAGTGCGTGGCCGTGGCGGTGCCCGCCGTACATTGACCAAACTGCACGAGGGCGGTGTTGGCGATGGTGGAGGTTGTCCGCGTCCAGCCGCCTGCCGTGCGGTTCACGGCCACGCGGGCGTAGCCGGTGTAGCTGATCTCGTTGGTGCTCTGGTTGCCCGCCTCTCCAGGGTCTGCGCTGTGCAGCGAGATGTAGAACGAACCCGCCGTGGCAGAGTTCTGCAGGCCAGCAGCGTCCCCAATGTTCGCCCAATCAACGTTGAGAAACAAGAGGTCGAGGAGTGCCGCTTCGGCGGCGTTGGTCATGGACATAAGCTACTCCTACACATTACTCAGTTCTTGGAACGGCGAATATGTCAGCGTCAACCTGTTCGCCCATGCAGATGTATACGTTGTGTAACTAGGATTGTTGGACACGTTAGCCCACCCCATCACACCTGTGCTCGTGCTAAACCTCTGAACCAACCAGCGCCCACCGGAGTCAGTCACTTTCCCAACATACAGCGGATCGCCATCAACAAAATTGTTGAGGTAATAACTGTTTGCCGGGAATAGATGTGCTACTCCAGAAACCGACACGGTTTACCCCAGCCTTGCACGCAGCGTATCCAACGCCTTTTCCGCTGCAACCTTGCGCTTCTCAAGGTCTTTGATCTCCGCTTCCATCTCGGCCTTCTGAGCCGCCGCATCGGCTTGTGCCTTCACAACACTTGCCTCTGCTTCTTGGATGGCTTGCGTTGCTTTTTCCTGGGCGTCTGCAATAGCCGCCTGGATGCGACTCAGCGAAGCGTCACGGTCAGCCTCAATCTGCTTTGCTTGCTCGGCAAATTTTGTGCGAGATGCGTCAATCTCTTCCCTCAAAGCCTGCTTCTCTTTGGAAACCGCTTCAAGTTCTTGATTGATTTTCTCCAGGCGCTTGTCCGCTTCTTCAAAAGCCGAGGCAATGCTTTTCTCAGCCGCCTCAAACTCTTGCCGCTTCGTCACCAAAGCACGGTTAAGGTCTGCTTCCTTCTCAACCATGTTGATGACCGCAGGGATAGTCGCAATGACCGGCCCCCACGTATCTTGGAACTTTCGCAGTTCACCAATGCTAATGGTCATAGTTTACCTTCCAGGCATACCTGCTTGAATCAGCGTCATGGTTGCAGTACCCGACGTATACGCGGTGATCGTCAGGCGCACCGCCCTGACAGGATACGCATAGTTTCCGTCAGACGATGCCGTCTTGGCGCTCAAGCCCGTATTGGGGAACCACGTTGCCGTCGCTGCAGAAAAGCCACTGTCAAACGGATCACTGAAAGTGTGCTCTACCGTGTAGGTCATCGTAGCGCCCGCAGACAAAACTACGCCCACACCCACATTGAACGGCTGCTTGTAGTGATCCAGTGGGACCACCGTAGATGATCCCGCTGCACCTACGCTTACAACTACTGGACGCATGCCGACTCCTTAATAGGGGGCCGAAGCCCCCGTCATCAGTTCTGGAACACGGTCGGAGCTTGTGCGCCGTTGTCAGCACGCTGGATGTACTCAATCGTCACCACAGCAGCACCAGCGGTAGGGTCACCGCCCGTAGCGGTAAACGTACCCGTCACAACCACATCAGAAGTGCCAATGTTGTTGGTGGCAGAAGACACCAGCGCCGCGTCCAGCGTGGCGCGAACTGCTTGAGCAGTCGTCAGACCGATAGCAGCAGAAGTCTGGTATGCGGTGGCAGACGATGAATTGCCGAACGTCACGGCCACAGCAGAAACCGAACCGCCAGAGATGGCGGTGGTCTTCTCAACCGTGAAGCGCAGGATCTTGGACCCAGCAGGCAGCGTAAACAGATTCTGCGCCGCAGGGGTCTGGAGCATCACCGAGGAGGCGACGTTGGCTGATTGCGTCAGAACAGGCAGGCCGGTGTTGGTGCTAGCGCCGTAGCGCTGAGTGCCCATGCGTACAGGGCCAGAGAAGGTCGAGAAGCTCATGGCTATTCCTCAAATCTGCGCCCGTCGTCTCTGAGGAGAAGTCTGCCGAGTCAGTCGGCGGGCTGTGGTGAAGCTCGGTTTGCAAGAGGGTAGCACAGGGGCTTGGGCGCGTCAAGCGTAAACGAAAACGCAGCCAACAAATTTACCCTTGCTGATTGGTTTGCCCGAAATCAGCGCCCTACGCAGCGTGGGCATGGTCATCTGGTAGTGCTCAAGCACAGCGGTGAGACTGTCAAACATTTGGCCCGAGGTCTGCTCCAAGACCTTCTTGCGCATCTTCTCCTTGGCCTCTTCAGTGTGGGTTCGGCCTAGCCAGTGCATGTGACTGCGCCCCGCTTCAATGTTTGCGCGAATCTTGGCTTTGCCGGCTTCTGAGACTTTTCGGCCTGGGCCTTTGGGTTTGCCACGCTGGGTGTCGCCAATTTTTGCTTTGGTCTCTTCGCTACGCTGCTTGCCTTCCCAAGGGGCAACAGGGTTCGCCATCTTGGCTGCACTGATCTTGGCTTTGGTTTCTTCTGTGTGCTGCTTGCCAACACGAGGATGGTTGAAGTAGTCCTGCGCGTAGAAGTCTTTGAGCGTAGTGGAAATCTGTTGTCTTTGTTCTTCTGATATGGGCTTGCCAAAATTTGGATGGCGTTCTTTTTGTATGCCGCGCATAGGTGCGCCAGATCTAAGCCCCGTGTTATAGCAATGCGGCTGTCCCACGTGAGCAATAAGCCACGAGTCTTCTGCTTCTTGTAGCGACTCCCCATCCGGTACGTGTGAAATTACCTTAAACGCAAATTTTTCTTCCCCGTACTTATTCCATGACGCCTGTAAGTGTGCGCAATGGTGTACGCCTCGACGCAGTTTGTTGCGGTGGGTTCTAAACCGCTCTCGTTGGTTGTTAGTGCTCCCGACGTAAAACTTGTCGTTTACCAAATTGACAATTTTGTAGATCACCTGCGTCACAGTCCGCTCCTTGCGTTACAAAGCCAAAACCGTAATCTACACGCTGTGTGTTCTTGTGTCAACAGGGAAAAGAAAAGGGCCCCGAAGGGCCCTTTGGTTTGCGCTAAGTCCTTGATTTACAAGGCTTTTACGGCTTAGGCTCCGGGACTTGCAAACATTCCCAGGGGATCAGAGACTCCGAACGAATACCTTTCGCGCGCCTTGAAACGGTTGTTTCCCGTCTCAAAATCAGCGTCCATTGACGTAGCCAAAGGCACGCGGACGAAGTGCTTCAGACCGTTGGGCACATCGGTGGTCAGGAACCAAGCGTTGGTGTCGGTCAAGTAGTGGTTGACGGTGTAGCCTTCCGGGATCGAACCGTTGTTCTTCAGCGCGTTGATGTCGTTGTCGGTGGTGCCGACACGCAGCGACGTTTCCAGCAGTCGGGTTGCGACGAACTGGAGTTGCGGAGGAACGATCAACTTGCGGGGCTTGGCAGCGATCAGCAGGCCCTTTTCGTCGGTCCAACCAGCGATCTGGATCACAGCCGCTTCGAGGGACGTTTCGTTCAGGTCAGCCGCCGTCGCAGGACGGTTGCTGTTGGTGCCGCCAGAGATCAGCGGATGAGCCGTCGAGAACAGGGCTTGGCCGTCACCGTAAGTGAAGGACGCATTGAAGCCGTTGTTCAGGATGGACGCCGCCTTGACCTGCTTGGTGTAGGCCATAGCCCGTGCGAGGGACTTGGTGTACCGAGCAGACAGACTGTCGTACAGGTTGTCTTCCATCGCCTCTTCGGTGATGGAAAAGCCCATAGCGATGGTCTCGTGGTTGTAACGAGCGGTCCAGGCTTCCTGCGCATTGTCATACGCGATGGCTGCACCTTCGTTCTTCACCGGGGCGGCGGAGAAACCAGCGAGCTTGGTCTCTTCTTCAAACGAGCGCTCGGAGGTCTCCGTTTCGTAGATCTCCTTATGCTCTTCACCGTAGGTCTTGTACTCCATGCCAAACAGAGCGTTCAGCCCGGGCAGGAGTTCCTTCAGTAGTTGGGCACGTGAAATTGCCATGATTCACTCCTTAGGCGGTTGTGCTGCTGTAATAGCCATGCACCAGCAGGTTCATCTTCACCAGAATTTCTGGGTACTGAGTGAACACGATGGTAGAGGCCGAGGGAATGGCAACGACGCTGCCAGGAACTGCGATGGCTGAGTTCAGCGTGACCGAGGTCGCGCCAGCCGAAGCCGCTGCCGTCACGAAAGACGACGTTTGGATCAGTTGCCCGTTAGAAGCAACATACGCCACGCTGGTGCCAATCGGGATCGCCGCAGGCAAGCCAGAACCCGTGAGGGTGATAGCCGTACCAGACGAAGAACCCGTTGCCGACACGCTGAAGGCCGTATCTTCAACCACGCCAACACAGCGAACCGGCAGGATCGTAGACACAGGCGTAGCGGTCGGGGCCAGCACGGCGTTTGCCGAGTTGCCCGTGTTCACGTTGCCAGTGTTGTTGATCATGCTCAGGTTCGTGCCTACCATCGCCAGAGCGCCAGAGGCAATCGCCGTGGTAGCAGAGCAAACCACAGCCTTGAACACCGTGTCAGGATCGTCAGCAACAACCGCTGCCGCATCGCCAGCCAGCGTAGACGCGGGCCAGTATTGCGAGAAACGCTTCTGCTTCGTCACCGGATCGGTGTACGAACAACCGAGGA